CTGGAACTGTATGGATTGTTGGCCACGGGATCAAATCAAACTTTTGGTACCAGTTGTGTAAATTATAAAACTTGTTGGCACCCAGTTGTGGTCAACAACGGAATCAATAACTATCAGAATTATTTTTATAACATATACAGTCTGCAACAATTTCTTTCTACCACCAATGCACAGGATCATTTGGCCTATCAACTTTTGGTGGATCTGTATCTGTCGGCCATCAATGCTGATGTTATATTGTCCACTGACAGTGCAGATACTGTGGCTGGTATGTTGTATGTGTGCTGGACCCTGGGAGTGGGTGCATCCAGCTCGGCCAGTACACCGGGCGGATCCGGAGCATGGGCCTGGAGATATTTCAATTTTGATTCTACAGGAACCAACAGTTTCAACAGCGGACGCTACGCTGCCACATCTTTGAGTATATAAATACAGTATGTCTATTACCTATCGCGGATTCAGTACTCTAGTGAGCAAGAAAAAATACAGTCTTACTGACTATGACCTTGCAAAACAGGATCTCATCAACTACTTCAGCATCCGTAGAGGTGAAAAACTCATGCAACCCAATTTTGGTACCATAATATGGGAACAGTTGTTTGAGCCCTTGAACGAGACCACGCAGAACGTGATCACCAGCGATATACAACGTATTGTGGCATACGATCCAAGATTGACTGTGAATCAAATCTCGGTCACGCAAGAAACCAACGGCATAATGATACAGATCAGCCTCAATTATGTGCCAACCAATCAAAGTGACACTATACTTCTCACATTTGACCGAAACAGTCAACATCTTACCACTAATTAACTACCCATATTACTAGCCTAAATAAATACACGATATAGGTAAAGAATATGGCACAAACAACCCGTCAAACAAATCTCTTAGTTGAACAAGATTGGACCAAGGTCTATCAAAGTTTTACTAATGCAGATTTTACTAGCTACGATTTTGAAACTCTTCGAGCTAGCATGATCAAATATTTGCAAACCTACTACCCAGAATCGTTCAATGATTTTATTGAAAGTAGTGAATACCTAGCCCTAATTGACATGCTGGCTTTCCTGGGGCAGAGCCTGGCATTCAGAACCGATCTAAACGCACGTGAAAATTTTATAGATACTGCACAACGCCGTGACAGTATTCTTAAACTGGCACGTATGCTCAGCTACAATCCTACTAGAACCAACAGTGCCAGCGGACTATTAAAAATTGACAGCATCAGTACCACCGAGAGCTTGATGGACAGCAACGGTATTGATTTGACCAATACCACAGTGTATTGGAATGATTTGACCAATGACAACTGGCTTGAGCAGTTTACCACCATAATCAATTCGGCCTTGGTTACCAGCCAAACTATTGGCAAGCCAGGCAACAGTCAATCAATCAATGGAATACAGACTGACGAGTACGGAATTAACCTAAATCCTGCTCTGTTGCCAGTGGCACCATTTTCGGTAAACATCAATTCAAGCACAGTGAATTTTGAAGCAGTCAGTGCCACTACTGTGGGACAAACCTACATATACGAACGTGATCCCACACAACAAGGGCAGTTCAATATACTGTATCAAAACGACAACAACGGAAATGGCAGCAACAACACCGGCTTCTTTTTGTATTTTAAACAGGGCGGACTACAAGCCACCAACTTCACAATCAACAATTCCATCCCCAACAACTTTGTGCCTATTACCACAAACAACATCAACGCCACTGATGCTTGGTTGTACAGCTTAAATGTCAACAACAGTGTGCAAACACTATGGCAACAGGTTCCTGCGCTTCCTGGTGTAAACGTAATTTACAATCAGCTCACAAATAAAAATCTATATCAGCTGAATACCACCAATAACGATCAAGTCAACATTGTATTTGGTGACGGTAGTTTTGCTAACATTCCGCAAGGCGCTTTTAGATTCTATTATCGCAGCAGCAACGGATTAAACTACTCAATCACACCTGACGATATCAGCAATGTAACAATATCATTGAGTTATGTTAACACTAATGGAACTCTACAAACACTGACCATAAGTGCTAGCTTAAAGTACACAGTTACCAATGCCACTTCGGCACAGAGCCTTGATTCAATCAAGACCTATGCGCCACAACAGTACTACACACAAAATCGCATGATTACTGGCGAAGATTATAACATCTTCCCGTTAACCAACTTTACTAGTATACAAAAAGTCAAAGCAGTTAATCGTACCAGTAGCGGAGTCAGTTTGTATCTGGATACACTAGATCCCACTGGCACATTCAGTAGCACAAATATTTTTGCTGATGACGGGGTTTTAGCAGCTAACACTTATGTGGGCTCAAGTACATTTAGTTTTGTTACTACCAATGATATCTATAACACCATCTACAACAAAATTATCCCTATAGTAAGCAGTGTTGGCATGACCAATTACTACTATGCCAACTACACCAGATATCTGCCACCACACAACAACATAACATTTACTCAAGCCACAAACGGAGTCACAACTAACTCTAGCTGGGGCAATTTATACTACTCGGGTACTGTACAAACCATTGGCTCCATTGCCAGCGGCAATTTACAGTATATTAATGCGGGCTCAAGTTTGCAATTCACCAACAATGGATCAACTTTTTATGCCAGTGTGAGTCGAGTAGTCAACAACACACAACCCTATTTTGGTACTGTGGTTCCAAATGGATCTACATTAACATCAATTATTGCACCGTTTAAAAATGATTTGTCAAACAGTTTGGTATCTACCATTGTGTCACAGATTGTTGCTCGAGTCAACTTTGGGCTCACATACGATCAAACACAACAGGCCTGGATCAATATTCCGCCCAGCAACATAGGAACCAGCACCAATTGGCTCGTGAAATTTACTTATAACAATGGGTTGTATAACATTATCTATCATCAATTGGAATATAATTTTATAAGTGTCGGCGAGACTAATTTTTATCTAGATCCCACAGTCAAGGTATATGACAGTGTGATAGGTGCTAGTGTATCTGACACTGTTAAAATATTAAAGATCAACAGTGTGCCCAATGGTAATACACCAATTGGTAGTGACATTACCTGGAACATCTATAATGTGATAACTGCCAATGACGGTTATGTAAATGGCGGTCAAGTGCTAGTAAACATGCCACAAACTCAAGTGTCCGGTGTTCCTGACAATCCTGATTTATTTACAACCATTGCCGGTGCATCCAGCGCCAGAGGCGGATTGTATTTCCAGTACCGACACAATGCACCCAGCAGAAACCGAATTGATCCTACACCAGTCAACATAATTGACCTGTATATTCTAACTGCTGACCATGCCACCAGCTACATCAACTATTTGCGTGATCTAACTGGAACTGTAAAAGAACCAGTGGCACCTACCAGCAGTAGCTTGGAAATAGCCTACAGTGCCTTGGACAACTACAAAACAGTGGGCGACACTATAATTTATAATCCGGCACAGTTTTTACCCTTGTTTGGTGCCAAAGCACAATCTAGTCTACGAGCAAGATTCAAAGTAGTCAAGAATCCGGCTGTTGGTATAACCGACAACGAAATAAAAAGCAATATTATCAGCGCCATCAATGCCTACTTTGACATACACAATTGGGACTTTGGTGATACCTTCTACTTCAGTGAACTAGCAGCATATCTGCACACTTCGCTAGCACCCAATTTGGCCAGCGTGTTGATTGTGCCTGAAGACGATACATTGGTATTTGGCAATTACTTCCAAATCAACAGTGAGCCGTGGCAAATTATTACCAGTGCTGCCACTGTTGACAACGTGGATATTATAAGTGCAGTTACTGCAGCTGAACTCAATCTTGGTAACACACTAGTAGGAACACCCTAATGCCAATTAGAAACACAATTAATCTTCTACCTGAAGCATTTAGAAGCACAACCAATCAACGTTTTTTAGGGGCCACTGTAGATCACTTGACTGCAGAATCAGCCAATGTGCCGGTTAATGGCTATATTGGAAGAACGTTTGCGCCCACCTACAAACCTGGTGACAATTATGTTCCTGAAGCATCCGCCCTAAAAACCAATTATCAACTTGAACCCAGTGTGGTGATACGAGACAAAAATGGCAACGTTATTTTAAACAGCGACTACATCGAACTGTTGCAAAATATTGCCAACAATGGCGGTAATTCGCGTCTTCAGCAACGCCTATTTGAGTCACAAGACTACAATTTTGATGGGCATTTTGATTACGACAAATTTGTAAATCACAACAACTACTACTGGATGCCTAGCGGTCCGGACTCAGTCACAGTCAGTGCCAATCAAACTCCGTATGTGGCCAACTACACAGTGACTCGCGACACCAATGTTGGCGGATACACATTCAGTGGACTAGGCGGCCATCCCAATACTCAAATCAGTCTAGCACGTGGCGGCACATACACGTTCAACGTTGATCAGCCTGGCAATCAATTTTGGATTCAAAGCGAACCTGGAGTGCGTGGGGTTGACTCAAAAGTAAACACCATTAACACTCGTGATGTTTTTGGTGTTAAAAATAACGGCACCGACAATGGTACAATCACTTTCAATGTACCCTTGGCTGACGCACAGGATTTTTATACTGGGTTAGTAAACAAAGACACAGTAAACGCAGCAGTAACATTTAGATATACTGATATTCAAAATCAATTGTTGAGCACGTTCTTGACTCAATTCCCTGAGGGATTGGATGGAATCAATTCACAACTCAATAACAAAACTTTTATTTTTATCAATAATGATCTTGACGACAGTTATTGGACCACACCTGCACTGCCTGACAGTTTTGTTCCTCCTGACAGTTATGTGGCATCAAGTATTTCTCCAGGAGATGTAATTGGTTATCCCGCCACACTAGAAGTACCTCCATACCTGTATGCACCTAGAACCAGTGTTTGGCAAATTACTCTAGTGCCCAGTGGCAACGACTACCTAATACAAATTAAACCAACAACATTGGTTTCTAGTTTACAGAAAGTGTCTATTGGATCTGGAGCCACTTACGCTTCAAATCAATTCTGGTTAAACAACAATTATGCCTACAATATTGTACCGCTAATAACTGCCACCACCAATTACTTGTATTATCAGGACAGTAACAATCCTGACTTTGTTGGCGAAATCAAAATTGTTGACAACACAGCAGTGCCCATCAACGTTACAAACGATATCATTGGACGTCGAAGCTACACCAGTCCCAATGGAGTAATTTTTACCAATGGACTAAAAGTATTCTTCGATACCAGCGTAGTACCTGCTAGCTATGCCAGCGGCACCTACTATGTGGAAGGTGTTGGTACTGCCATAACACTGGTTCCAATCTCACAATTGGTTGTGCCTGAAGCCATTGGTCAAAATATTGCTACTACTCCTGAATATGTTACCATTAATCGTGCCAGCCAGGATCACAATCCATGGAGCCGATACAATCGTTGGTTTCATAAAGATGTACTAACAGCCACAGCCAAGTACAACAATGCTGCCAGCGTTGATTACGGACCAAACATTGCGGCTCGCCGTGCCATTATTGAGTTTGAGCCTAATTTACAACTGTTTAATTTTGGCGTACAAGGCAAGTCCTGGGTCAATGTGCTTACAACGTCGGCCACAAATGCTTTTGCCACAATTGAAGGTCAAACCAGCTATACACTAGATGGAGTTGCATTGACCACTGGCATGCGAGTTATATTTGCCAATGACTACGATCCCAACGTTACTAACACAATCTGTCAAGTGGATATTGAAACCATTGGTGGACAATCATTTCTAAGACTGATCCCCACCAGCGACGATCCGGTACAGGCCGGAGAAAATGTTTTGGCCACTAGCGGCATACATGCCGGCGTCAGTTACTGGTTCAATGGTTTGTCTTGGACACAGAGTCAACAAAAGACCACAATTAACCAAGCACCCTTATTTGATCTTGTAGATGCCAACGGATACAGTTTTGGTGACACCACAGTATATCCAAACACCACATTTGCTGGCACACCATTTTTTGGTTATGCAGTTGGTACTGGCACCAACGACAGTGTGCTGGGATTTCCCTTGGTATATCAAAATTTTAACAACATTGGTGACATTGTTTTTGTTAACTATTATGACAACACAGACACCAAATATCCTCTTAATCAATTCACATACACCACAAACATCAATACTGGTACTACTGCCAATATCAGTTATAACTCAGGTTACCTAGCAAAAAATTCTGGGTTATCCACCCCAACAAAATTGAATAACTGGATTGCCACAGTTGAATCTACCAAGCAGTACCAGATCATCAGCAAGACCTATGAAGGGTATGTACTAGATATCAGTGGTACTAATTATCCGTTTATTCAAATTGACATATTGCCTGACGCAGAAAAAACCATACCCTATATCAAGGTCTACGTCAATAATACACTGCAAACTATTGATCAATACTCAATAACAAATTTTGGAGTATATCCAGTTGTTATTTTTAAATCCACAGTGGCAATGGGCGATAAAATTGATGTTGCAGTTTATAACGCAGGTACAGCCAGTGGCCTAGGCTACTATCAAGTGCCGCAAAATCTTGATTTTAATACTTTAAATAATAATTTTACAACCATAACGCTGGGACAGGTTAGAAATCATTATTATAAACTGATTGAAAATACCAATGTTGGCACTATCAATATTCCTGTACAAGACAACTATATAAAGGCCAAGGGCGGAACACTACTACAACACAGTAGTCCTTTAGTTTACGCTATGACATTCATGGCAGATCCTGTGGTGAATTTCAAGAATGGACTTGATCTTGCACGTAAAGAATACAGTAAATTTAAAAATAAATTTATAAGTCTATGCAGTACATTGGGCACTCTTAAGCATTCAGACCCAGTGTCTGGGGTAGATACCATATTGAAAAATATCAACAGTGCCAAAAATAGCAGTTTTCCATGGTACTACAGTGACATGGTACCACAAGGCGGTGAGTACAACACAACCACATACACTGTGCTCAATGCCAGACAACTGCAATACGAAATAAAAAGTATTTTTAACAATACTGTATTGAGTAATCGTGCAGTCATTATCTATTATACTCCGGCCAATACAACCGCAACACGTCAGCTGACTTTTGGTAAAGATTATACTTTCAGTCAAGTAATTCCAGCAGTGTTGTTTGACATCACGCTCACTGTTGGCGATACGATTAGCATCAGAGATTATATTACCACAGACGGTAATTATGTACCAGAAACTCCCACCAAGTTGGGACTGTATCCAAAAACTGTACCAGTAAAATATCTAGATTCTACCTATATAAAACCCACCTATGTAATTAGAGGTCATGATGGTTCATTGACTCCGGCCTACAATGATTTTAGAGACGATTACTTGCTGGAATTAGAATTAAGAATTTATAACAATATCAAGACCAACTACAACAAGAATTTTATAAATTTATATGATACCATCCCAGGCAAATTCAGACGCACCGACTATGCAATTGCTGAATGGAATCGAGTACTGACACAGAATTTCTTATCTTGGGTTGGCATCAACAACATTGATTATACCACTAACAAATGGTACAATGCCAACAATCCCTGGACCTGGAACTATACCAAATTCCTAGATGTCACGGCAACAACCAGCAATGCTAGTTACTTGAGTGGCTCTTGGCGTGCAGTATATCAATACTGGTATGACACTGACACTCCACACTTGACCCCGTGGGAAATGCTGGGATTTGGTGCTGAACCTACATGGTGGCAAAAGCGTTACGGTCCTGCTCCTTATACAAGCGGTAACTTGGTGTTGTGGGAAGATCTAGCAGCAGGTTACGTTTGGAACAATGGCGATTCATATACAGATAGTCGTTTTGTTCGTCCTGGTTTGAACAAATTTATCCCTAGCGATCTTGCTGGCAACTTGCTGGATCCTACACAAATAGGGTTAGTAAAACAAGTTAATAATGCAACAGCATCCAGCAATTTTGCAGTAGGCGACCAAGGACCTGTAGAGACTGCATGGAGACGCAGCAGTGATTATCCGTTTGCTGTACAACATGCCATGGCATTCACAAGACCAGCACAGTATTTTGCAACACAAATTGACACCAGTCGTTTCTCGATAAATCCCATAACAGGACAGTTTAGTAACAGTGCCAATCAAAAGATAACTCCTTCGGCCCTGGTAGTCAACGGTGACACAGTGTCTGTTCCGGGATCGGTATTGCGTTCTAGCGGATACCTTAACTGGATCATTGACAACATAAAAAATCTAGGCATTGATCCAGTAGCAAAATTGAATACCTATTTTGCCAATTTTAATGTACAACTTGCCTACAAGGTGTCAGGTTTTACCGATCAAAATTTAATCACGGTCACTGCTGAACAAACCAGTCCGGGCAGTACCAATGCCAGTATCATTATACCACAAGAAAATTACAAAGTGTATCTTGGCCAACCAGTTTCAAGGGGCAGTATCACATATAGTGCAGTGATTGTAACAAAAACTGCTGCTGGGTATTCGGTGTCAGGATACGATACTGTAAATCCATTTTTTGTGGTTGTTCCTAGCGCAGCCAATAACAATACCAGCACAATAACTGTTAACGGGGTTGACATAAAAGTGTATCGGGATGGCAACGGAAAGTTTTATAATGTTCCATACGGCACCACAATACCCACTGAACAACAGTTGGTTGACTTCTTGGTCAGCTATCAACGTTATCTAGTCTACTCGGGATTTACATTTGATATATTTGACAATGACCTAAATCAAATGCGAGACTGGCTATTGAGTGCACGTGAGTTCTTATTCTGGTCACAACAAAACTGGGGACCAGGAACCTTGCTGGTACTAAGTCCAGTACTAGACACCATCAAGGTCAAGAGTCAAGGGGTAATCATTGGCGAAGTTACCAATACACCAGGTGGCAGCCGAATCATTGATACCAATTTCTCCCCCATTAAAAGTAGCTCGTTTAATATACTGCGAAATGATTTTCCTTCGGGGCCTGAATACAATCAGTTTTCGTTACAGGTTGTTGACGGAAAATCTGTGATTGGTTTTGCCAGTTTGAATCTTGTGCAATATCAAAACACCTTGATATTTGACAATGTGGACGACTTTGGCGACATCATCTATGTTCCTGAACAAGGCACACGACAGTATCGTTTAAAATTGAACGGAACAAAAACTGGACAATGGGACGGAGCATTTGCGCCCACTGGCTATGTGTACAGTAACCCCACAATCAATTCATGGCAACCTGGCACCGATTATAAACAAGGTGACATTGTGTTGTACAACAACAGTTATTACACTGCACCTACCAATATTGTAGCAACTCAAACTTTTGCTCTAAGCAATTGGACACGAATACCGGCCAGCTCGATACAAAAAGGCTTACTGCCAAGTTTTGCACACAATGCCCAAGTATTCCAAAACATCTATGATGTGGATCGACCACCAGAAGATCACAACTATCAAATCTTCAGTGCAGGCTTGATTGGGTTCCGTGAACGACCATTCTTGAGCAATCTTGGTCTAAATGTATCTACTCAAACCAAGTTCTACCAAGGCTATATCAGTCAAAAGGGCACAGCAAATGCCATCGAAGCTCTAACCAAAGCCACGTTTGACAATGTCAACGGAACTATCAATACCTATGAAGAATGGGCTTTCCAGGTTGGTCGTTACGGCGACATCAACAACAACCTATACACTGAATTTGTACTAGATCAAAGTGTGTTCTCTAGCAATCCAGTTGCACTACTGTTGACCAACAACTACTCAACTGCAAACATAATTGTAAATCTTGCAGTGACCGGCAACACCACCACTTCAAATGTGTATAATGCCAGCAATATTTTTAGTTCGTCAACCAACTTATTCTCTAACAGAAACAATGCAACTGTGTACCCTGCAGATTTACCTTCTCCAGGGTATGTCAATACCAACGACGTTGACCTAGAAATTTTTGACATGACTGCCAATATCAACATTACCAATGCAGTTATTGGTAACAAAATTTGGACTGCCAAAGATGTCAACGGAAATTGGAATGTGTATCGTGTAACAGAAACTGCAAATCTATCTGCGATCAATCTAAGATACACACTGGATTCATATGCACAATTGACATTCAATAATCCACATAATTTATCAGTCAATGACTTTTTTATATTAACCGGATTCAACAACAAATTTGACGGAACATATCGTGTAACAGCAACACCAACTCAACTGTCAGTTGTGATTGTGTTACAGAATCCTGCTGATCTAATTAAACTAAACAGCACAGTTTCTGGCAGCGGAAAAATATTTTTATTGAAATCGCTACTGCTGAATTCAATACATGCGGTGGATAGCATACGTCCGCCTAATAATTGGATCAATAATGATCGTGTATGGATCAGCAGCGCAACGCCAAACGGATGGGGAGTTTATTCATTCAACCGTCCCTGGGCAGCCAACACCAGCGTGACAGTGACTGCTAACACTGTGGTGGCAAACACACAGTTTGGATCAGCAGTGGCAATCAGCACAGATGAAAAGTGGTTGTATGTTGGCAATCCTGGAACCAAAACAGTACAGGTATTTGCCAATATTGGATACACCTACTCGGCCAACATCACAATCAGTAATGCAGCGCCTGGCTTTGGCACCACACTAGATACTCAAGGAAGTATTCTAGCAGTGGGCGCACCAGCATCGGGCAATGTACAAATTTATCAACACACTGGCGGTGCTTATGTGTGGATGCAGACTTTGACAGGAACCGGAAGTAATAAATTTGGTTCAAGTATAACTCTAAGTCGAGACGCACATTGGTTGTACGTTGGCGAGCCTGGCGGCAACAATGTGTATGCCTACTGGACTCAGCAAACTAGTGGAGCCAATGTGAACTATTCGCTTGTGACCGGAATCAATTTGGCCACAGGTGGTGCATTTGGATCTAGTGTTCGAACTGCTCAAAATGGTAATCTTGTCATTGTGGGCGCACCCTCAGCAACTAATCAAGTGCCCGGTAACGGAAACGTTTATGTTTACTCACAGACTGCAAATGTATTCACTCTAGTGCAAACATTAACAAGTCAATTCAAGGGCACTAACTCGGCATTTGGTACCAGTATAGCAATTGATCAGCTGGGCGGAAATCTATTTGTGGGTATACCAAACAGTCAAGCATCGCCTTACCGCAATGGATTAGTTGAACGCTACGTACTCGCCAGTGGAACCTACAGTTATGCCGGCAACATTGCTCACCCCGATTCCGCAGTTGGCTCATTTGGAACAGTCATGAGCATCACTGCTGATGCTCAAGTGTTGGCAGTATCAGGACAAGGTAGCAGCACCGAGGAAGATACTGTATTTGACAACAATACCACAGTGATTGATGAAGGATCAACCAAGTTTGTAGAATTAGTTCCCAGCAGTGGCGCAGTATACATGCTGGAGCCCTTGTACGATCAAACACAATCGAATGATATAGGACAGTATTCATTTACACAATATCTCAGCGGGCGTGTCAGTACAGGAGATAATTTTGGTAGCAGTATTGCTACCACTAGAGACTTGGTCATGGTAGGAGCCAGTGGCGCCAACAATGCAGCCGGTGTAGCGCACATTTACAACAATCCTGCACAGGCAACATCGTGGACACTGACAAGACAACAACAACCCGCAGTTGATATATCCAGCATAAATCGTGCTTTTGTGTACAACAAAACAGACAACGTTATTCTTGGCGCTGTTGATTTTTTTGATCCTGCCAAAGGCAAAGTGTTAAACACTGTAGCAGTTGACATTGATTATCAATTGACTCATGATCCAGCACAATATAACGCTGGTACTGGAACTGTGATTGCTGACTATCACTGGGGCCCAGAGCAAGTTGGAAAAATTTGGTGGGATCTAGATGCAGTAAGATACATCAATTACGAACAAGACAGTTTGATTTACCGATTGAATTCATGGGGTAGAACTTTTACTGGCAGTCAAATTTTGGTGTACGAGTGGGTAGAAAGCTCAACACCGCCCAGTCAGTATACCGGTGATGGCGTACCAGCCTTTAGCGACGACAGTGCTTACAGTACCTACGGGTATGTAAACAATGCTGGCGTGGTCAAATTAAAATACTACTTCTGGGTAAGAAACAAAACCAGTATAAATTCTGCGGCTGGCAAATCAAACAGCGTGTACAGTATTGCAGCAGCCATTGCCAATCCTCAAGCACAAGGAATACCTTATGCCACAGTGCTAAGAAATGACAGTGTGGCTCTCTACAATGTCAATGGGTTATTGACTGGTCAAAACAGTGTGTTGCACATAAGCAGCAAGAGCACAAATGCAAAATTGATACACAGCGAGTATGCATTGGTACAAGAAGGCAATCCGCTAAGTGCCATACCAACTTTCATTGAACGCAAATTGGTTGACAGTTTGTCAGGGCAGGACAGTGCCGGAAACGCAGTACCTGATCCCAATCTAACCTTGGCACAGAGCTACGGCATACAGATACGTCCGCGCCAAAGCATGTTTGTTAATAGACAACTGGCCATTGCCAATTATATTTCGTTTGTTAATACCAAGTTGTTGTCATATCCAATTGTACAACGCAAGATAATGACAACCTTGAACAGCCAAGAAGCAGTTCCTTTGGCAACATCAGGCGCTTACAACAAGACTGTAACCACTTATGCTGAATTGGGCTATGTGAACACTGTGGGACTGTTGACTGGATACGCAGTTCTAGTAGAATCTGATGTGACCAATCTTGGTAAATGGGCAATTTATACTTGGTCTGGCTCTAGCTGGGCCGTTACTCGTGTACAGAGTTATAGAACTAATCTATATTGGACTTATACTGATTGGTACCAGGCCGGATACGACTATACTGTGGCTCCGTATTTGACTGTGGACAACAATCTTGAACTGGGCAAACAGACCTTAGTGGCCAATACCTATGTAAAAGTGTTGGACAACGGCAACGGAGAATTTGTTGTCTATTATGTGGATAGCACATTGACTAAAAATGTTGTGGGAATACAAAACGGAACAGTACAGTTTTCAACTGGAACTATTCCGTCAATTGAAATGCGTCAATTGGCCTTGGCCATACAAAACGATTTGTTCATTGATGATTTATCTTCGTACTACAATCAATTGTTCTTTACCATGATCAAGTACGTGTTGACCGAACAAAAGAATCTTGATTGGGTATTCAAGACCAATTTCTTGAGTGTGACTCAACGTATTCGTGCCTTGGCACAATTTCCAAGTTATATTGCTGACAACCAAGAGTACTATCTGGACTATATCAAAGAAGTCAAACCCTACCGAACAGTTGTTAGACAGTTTGTGGTAGATTACCAAGGTAATGATCAATACGGCGGAGACATGAGCGACTTTGATTTGCCACCTTATTGGGATGCCAATCTACAACTGTATCGTAGCCCCAATGGTGAACAAGCGTCAGATGCCTCCGCACTCACTAACGGACAATACAGTCAATGGACTAACAATTACACCTACAAAGTGGTTGATGTTGCTATTGAAAAGGCTGGTACTGGTTTTACTTTTGCACCAGCAATATCGTTTGAACCACCAAAATTTGCAAATGGCACACCCAACACCAGCGGTACCGCACAAGGTTACGCCACAATTGACGGAGTAGGTGGTATAGCTTCTGTGGTCATTACCGATCCTGGATCGGGCTACACATTTAAACCAAATGTGATCATAAATGGTGTAGGTACCGGTGCTGGCGCTTACGCAGTACTACGCAATGTGTATGATGGAAACAATAGCGGACACAATCTGGTACGCAGTTTATCAACCACAATCAAATTTGATCGTGTAAATTACACCAATGCCAACACTTTTGTTACCTGGAACGATGTTGTTGCTGCAAACACCTATGCAGTTATACCTGCAAATACCATTCTGGTCAATAATTCAGAATTGTTTGCACTCACCAACTCATATACATTTGACCCCACTGTACCGGCAACAACCTACTTTCCGTTGTCGACCACAACACCAGTGGCCTATGGTGATTTAAACAACGCCAATGATCGTATTATTGCACAAAACGGCAACATTGATTTGGCTTATACACAATTGGGCTTGGATTATCCTGGAATTGTTGTTGACGGTAATACGTTTGTGGGCAATGTGTACGATACAACCATAAGCAGTGTGTACACTGACAGCTTGGGAGTAGATCCTGGCAGTATCAATATTGATGGCGGTCCTTATGTAGGCGTGTTTGAATCTTGGGCACCAGAAGAACTGGTACCTGGGCGCATGTTTGATAATTTAAATCTTACTGCATACGATACAAATGCCATATCTTTTAGAGCGTTCCAGACCATGAACGGCAATCTGCGTTATTATAGAATAGCCAGTTTGTACAGTAGCACATTATCGGCCAATCTAAACTCAACAGATACCACGATTGAAGTAACCAATGCTGGCGCACTACCAGCACCCAGTGCGACCAACAACTTCCCGGGTGTGGTGTTTATCAATGGTGAAAAAATTACCTACTGGAGAAACTATGCTACAGAAACTCCAGTGGCCTGGGCTGCCAATTTGGTCCTAAACACAAGAACCTTGATCAGTTATTCCGGCAACACCTACATTACATTGGGCAACATATTTGAATATACCGGCAATATTGCCAATGTTGTCAGCAATATTCAACAGGTAAGTACCAATACCCTGGCACAAATTCGCAGAGGCGCTGATGGAACTTATACTCCAGCAGTGCATGTGACCGGTAGCCGAGTAGTTGATGGTAGTGCACAACAGTTGGTACCTACCAGTGATTTACAGTATGCCAATATTGGATCAAATGCCGTAACCTATAACGTTACATCAAATGTTTCCTATGCTTTGCGATTGACTGCCAACATTTCGGCTAATGTGGGCGATTATATTACCCAACTGTTCACATCTAACAGCGCAGTTGCAGCCAATGTTGTAGTGCTAGGCAATGTGGCCAATGTGGCAGTGGTACCAGTAAGTTTTATTTCAGGCAGTCTCGCAGTGTTGGCCAACACTGTAAAAATAAATCAAACAGCAGCAGGCGTGAGCACAGTGTCAATTGCCAAATTGGGCATGGTCAACACCGCAGGCAACGTGACAATTGCGGCCAATACTGTACTGGCCAAGAGCAACATTTGGTATAATCCTGGACTGAGCCTGGATTCAAGCACTACAGGACCAGCATTATTCCTATCAAGCACACCAGGATTTACTCCTACACCAGGAACTACGCCATGATAAATACTGACAACACACCCAATTTAGAGGAAAAACCCGTGGAAAAATCAACTCACCCTGCTCCAAACGAAGATAGCGGAATATACGTTAGGGGACATGTCAAGATCACTGATGTAACTGATCCTGATAATCCGGTAATCATCCGCGACAAGTTCAATGCCATACACTACGAGAACTTCAGTCAGGCTCTTGCCTGGAGTATTGCCAACAAAGGCGAGAATTTTATATATGAAATGACCTTTGGCAATGGCGGCACATCAGTGGACCCTACCGGTATCATTACATATTTGCCCACAAACACCACAGGGCAAAACGCCAATTTGTACAATCCCACCTACAGCAAGATTGTGGACAACACCAGTGTGGCCAATCTTGATCCTATCAACAACAAAATGACTGTGACGCATATTCCGGGCACAGTGTATACTGACATTTTGGTCAGTTGTTTGTTGGATTACGGCGAGCCAAATGGACAAGCCAACTTTGATAACAGTTCTGACATCAATGGTCAATATGTATTTGACGAGTTGGGACTACGTGGACGCAGTGTTGACCAATCAGTTGGATTGACCAGCACCGGTCTTTTGCTCACACACGTGGTATTCATGCCAGTTCAAAAATCACTCAATAGATTAATTCAAATTGACTATACAGTAAGAGTTCAAACACTAACAAACCTAAGTTCGAACGGATAATAAATTATGAGTTACTTAATTAATCTAACGCAAAATGGAACTCTGCTAACAACAGTGGCAGATGGCACAGTTAACAAGAACACTGGCCTAACTCTTGTGGGTAGAAACTATCCCAGTTACGGACAGATTCAAAATGAAAACTTTGTAAAACTGCTGGAAAATTTTGCCGATACCATTAATCCCACTCTAAGTAGTGCAGCAGTAACTCCACTCACTGGTATGTTATGGTACGACAGTGGACTACAGAAGCTAAAAGTCTATGACGGCAACAACTGGAGCGCAGTCAGTGAACGCATAGTATCTGCTACCGCACCAACCTCGGTCTATTATACTATCAAACCAGGCGATCAGTGGTATGACACCACAAACAATCAGCTAAATGCCTGGGACGGATCAGCTTGGCAAATAGTTGGCCCGGCATTTAAGTCTTCACAGGGTGTAACCGGAGCTCAGGTCGGCACCATTGTTGATACCAACAGTGTGGGCCATACAGTGGTCAATACCTATACTAATGGTAATTTGATTTCAATTACCAGTTTTGATTCAGCATTTACTCCGGCCAGCACCATCACAGGATTCTCTACCATTGTGCCCGGTATCAATTTATTGAGCAATGTGATTGTAAATGGCAACGTAACAAATAGTGCCACCTTGGGTGGCATCAGCCCCAGCAGTTTTGCCAGAGTTGATCGATCAAGTAATTTTACAAACAGTGTTGGAATCGCAGGCAATCTTACTCTAGGCAGTGTAACTGGCGCTTATGCCAACATACATTTCAGTGGCACCAACAATCTTGTGTTACACAATTGGGCCTATCAAGGCAATGTCAACTTCTATGTAAACAGCAGCCTAGGTAACATAACCACACTGCACTTTAGCGGTGCTACTGGTCTCGGAACTGTTTATGGCAATCCAGTTGACCCCATGGGCATAGCAACCAAGAGCTATGTGGATGCTGCAGTTGGTGCACAGGTACAAGATGTACAAAACGTAGCCGATCAATTCTACGGTGATATTGCTAGTCTAGCACAAGACTATCTAGCCAATGTAAATGTAATCAATGGTGCAATTGCCAATACTGCTGTCAATGCCACTGCTAATTTAAATTCATTGCACTCGTTGATAGACAGTAATGTTGCTGCGATCAGTGCCAATATCGGCGCATATCAATTGTATGCTAATGCCAATGCCAAGAGTATTCAGTCCAATGTAAACTCATTGTATCGAACATTGTTTGGTCCCGATGACGTATCTGGTCTAGTGTCAACCTTGGCCAGAATCAACAATCCAGCATTTACCGGAAATCCCACAACCACAAATGTACCAAGTTTGGTGGCAGCAGTGGCCGAACTGGGCGCACTTGACATACAGGTTACATTTAATCAGGCATTATCAATCAATCCCGGTGATTTTGTAATTCAAATTGACCCCACTTCAGGACAAGCATTATCTAACATTGTGAGTATATCAACCACAACTGATAGTCAAACAGCTGATTTTGTTGTGACCACTGGTGCCATAAGCACATGGGCAAACACCGTGACGTTCCTAAATGGTGCATTATTATCTGGCACACACATAACATCATTTACCACAGTTGGAGAACCACTGGCATTCAGTGGACTTGGCGATTCAAGTAGCAGTATAGCGTCTACACTGTATGTTGACGTTACTGCCAATTTGATTTATGCTGACTACACTACCAAATTGGCAACTTTAGGTAGCACTCTAACAGGCGATGTCAACAATTTGCTGACCTACAAAGCAAATATAGCAAGCCCGCAATTGACCGGATATCCAACTGCACCCGATCCTGCTGCATTGACATGGGGCACAAGCGCACACAACTTCACTGGCGGGGGTACTTTACCAGGGACTGGTGTAATATCATATTTGGCTACAACCAACTTTGTTGAACAATCAATAGCTGCACAAAAATTCAATTACACAGTGAGCCCCAATGCACCCAGTGGCGGCAGTGATGGTGACTTCTGGTTCCAGACCGTGAGTTAAAAATGCCAGTACTTTCTACCAATAACCTTAACTTTGCAAATGTATTTGTTCAACAGAGTGGAGTACAAGTAACAGCCAATTATATCCATGTAAAACAAAGTGGTAAATGGAACAAAGTTAGCGATGTTTACCGAAACGTAAACGGCACATGGCTACAGATATGGCCCACCACTGGAGTTGTATTATTTGACAGAGACGCCACAATAACTGTACCGCCTGGAATTAATTATGCCACCATCCTGGTTATTGGTGGCGGTGGCGGTGGCGGACAAGGTAAAACTGCCCAAGGACATAACGGAGCCGGGGGCGGTGGTGGCGGTGGTGGAGTAGTTTACGAACAAGGAATTCCAGTAACTGCAAGTGAAAAATTTATTATCACTATAGGTAAAGGTGGTGCTGGAGCCGCTAGCAATAGTGGTAACGGTGGTGCTGATGGGGGCGATACATCAATTACAGGTTGCGTGAGCGGAACGCCCACAACTTACACTGCACACGGGGGCACTGGTGGATCAGGATTTAATGGCCCACATGGACCGTCTGTTACAACTAGTAGTGGATGTTGTAGTAGTTACACAACTTATTCGCCTTACATAGGTCCAGGCGGATCTGGTGGCGGTGGTTATAGCACACGTGATAGCCCAGGAATAAGCCCACCCACTCCAGGTGGTGCACAAGGTTATGCTGGCGGATACGGAGCAACTAACAACAGTATTGATGCTGGTGGTGGTGGTGGAGGTGCCGGCGGACAAGGCGGTGCAGCCGCTGTTGGAGTTGGAGGTTCCGGCGGTGTTGGAATACAAAACAATATCACTGGACAATGCACTTACTACGCTGGAGGTGGTGCCGGCGGTGTTACCAATCCTGGGCAAGGTACAGGTGCCAGTGGCGGACTAGGTGGTGGAGGCGATAGCGGACAAGATGCCACATATTATGGTGGAGGCGGTGGAGGCGGTGGTGCCGGCTCAGATAGTTCTGTGGGTCCAGCATCTGGTAATGGCCACGACGGAGCAGTAATAGTTAATTTTTATTCTAGATACAATGGCGCAGTCAAATTAGAAACCGACAGCGGTACCGGAAAAATTAATGTGCCCACTGGCCGTGAAATAAGTTATACAAACACCTGTTTTGATCCCAAGGCATTGGTTTACATGGCCGACGGTACTTACAAAATGATTAAAGATATTGTTGTTGGCGATAAAGTTGTAAACAGTAAAGGCGGTGTTAATACTGTGATTGGAATAGAAACTCCGGTGTTGGGCACTCGCTTGATGTACAAGTTTAATAATCATTGGGCATTTGTATCTGAGGAACATCCATTATTAACCACACAAGGATGGGCAGCATTTGATCCAGACAGTTCGGCAGTTGAAGCACCGTTTAAAGGCAATCTAAAGAAAATCACAATTGGCACTGAACTTGTTAAATTTGATGGAACTGAAACAGTCGCCAGTATTTCTACTGAAACTCAAGATCCTGATTATGTAATTTATAATTTGTCACTGGATGGCGACCATACTTACATAGTTGAAGGATTTGTAGTACACAACAAAGACGACGGATGCTTTGCTGAAGACGCAGTAATAAGTATGGCAGATGGCTCCTTCAAAGACATTGCTGATGTGCAAGTTGGTGACAAAGTTTATAATTACAACAAGACATCAGTCAATCAAGTGGTATATATAGAATCGGTGTACAATGACACTTTACCAATGTATTCACCATCAGACGAATTCGTCCCATTTGCAACACTGAATCATCCGTTGTATATTGATGGGGTATTGACTACTCCTACTGCTGATTATCCTTATCCTTGGCTTGACGTAAAAAATACAATTGATGCTATCACTGCACCAATTAGTCATAAAACAGTTTATAACTTATGGGTCACTGTCGATCACACCTATGTTGTAAACGGGTACGGGACACATTCTATCATTGATGACGGCGGATTCCTACCAGAATTGATTGAGCGAAATAAGTTAACGCACGACGAAGCCATGCAATCTATTAGAATCTGCACATCTGCTGGCATTGATATCATGTACGGAAGTTACATCTTTATCAAACTCTTCAAGAAAATACCAGCATTATGGATTAAAACTTTCTTTGCTAGAAGTCTGTTAACTGAATCAATTGCACAAAAATTTGTGTTGTCAGTGTTTAAAGTGTCGGGCAAGATAGCAAATTTAATAAAGCAATTTAGATAAGTATACTAAAGAGAACGAAAAATGCCATATACAATTTCAACCAGCGATAATTCAGTACAAATTACTGTACCCGACAGTCAATTTGATAACACTACCCTGTTGACTCTAGCCGGACCAAATGCTGTTGGTTATGGACAATATCTAGATAAAAATCAACTGATGTTGCTGGAAAATTTTGCATCAAACATTC